TGATTGGCTTAAAGAACACACATTAAAAAATCTACCGGAATTAAAACCTGGTTTTTATTCTGATGTGTTAAATGCTAGCATTCGAGAAGTAAATTTCCACGAAATAGCGAAGCATATTTGTGATGACATACTAAATGAAGAGATAAGAAAGGATAAAAATGATTATAGATAAAAACAACGAAGGCGCCTGGAGAATTAGCGACATAATTGCTGGTTACTGGGTAACAAAAGTTTATTATTTTTATACAAAAAAAGAAGCAATCAAAATGTTTAGAAAGGATAAAAATGGCAAAAAAAGAACTTAAACCTGAGTACCAGCCAGGCGGCGCGAAGCGTCACGTTATAATCGATAAGGCTGTGAAGTACTTAGTAGAATTTCCTGGTCTACAGTCCGATAAGAAATTTTTCTTACTGGATGAAGTTGGACTATCAACAACAGAATACCTGGAGGCCCTGAACCGTGCCTCCAATGGTGAATTGGTTAAGACGGCACTGGGTGACTAGTGCCACTCCCTGGACCGGTCGACGCGCCGCCGCCGCTAGAACACAGACAGTCTGGCGTTGGCCGGTCCTGGGATTGGTGGGCCTGGTGAGCACCATTGGCCCGCTGGTCTTTATCTTTTCTAAGGGGCTCGAGCGTGCAAGCGCTCAAGCCTTTTTTAGATTATATAAAAGGGTGGGCCCGGAGGGCACAAGCATACAAGCAAAATTTTTTAATTGACAGCGAGCCGGTGAGCTGGTAAGGTGGGATTTTATAGGAAGGATTAAAAACTATGTATACACTAAAAGAAATAATTGAAGCCTGGCAACGTTGCTATGGTGAAGATTTAAAAAAAGAATATCCTGGATTTATTAAAGACTTAATCAGGAACGAGAAGAGGCCGGAGGTTTTTAAAAATGAAGATTAAAGAAGCGGAAGTAATAACTCACACATTAAGCAAGCCCGGCAAAATGCCAGGATGGGCTTATAGTACACCAGCCCACGAGTGCAAAACAGGGACCAAGCTTAGAGCGGTTAAAGGCTCAGTCTGTTTCAATTGTTATGCTTACGAGCGCGGCCGGTATAGATTCCAAAATGTTAAAGACGCGCAATACAAAAGACTGGAAGCGCTCAAGCACCCGCAATGGGCGCGAGCTATGGCTGTTCAAATCAATTCAAAAAAAGTTAAATATTTTAGATGGCACGATTCAGGAGACGTACAGAACCCGGACCATTTACAGAAAATTTTTGAAGTTTGTAGACTAACGCCAGAAATTAAACACTGGATGCCCACGCGCGAAGCGTGGACGAAGGACTACCTGGAAGAGTGCCCGGAAAATTTAATAATAAGATTTAGCGCGCCAATGATTGACCAGGCCGCGCCGGCTAGCTGGCCAAATACGTCGACAGTTTCAACGAAGCCTGAAGACAGGACGTGCCCGGCACCGGACCAGGGCAACCAGTGCAAGGACTGTCGAGCGTGCTGGGACAAGTCAGTTAAAAATATTTGTTACGGTGAACATTAATGGAATTCAGACATCCGAATTATTATAAAAAATTAAGAGCTAACAGGCAACAGGCTACAGGCCACGAGCCCACAGGCCACGGGCAGCGAGCAAGCAAGAGTCCACAGGCCACAGGCCCCGGGCGGGTGGGCCCGAAGGACTCAAGCGGTCAAGCATCAAGCGGTTCGCGGATCAACAAGCGTTGAATGTGGTCCCAATCATCAATTGCGAGGGAAGGTGTTTCACGATGATCGGTCAGTAGACCGGGGATCGCGGAAGACTCATAAAGTTTTATGGCTCCGAGAGAGGCGTCTCGGAGCAGGATAAAGTTACGTTGTGTTCTGGTCAGATGAAACATTCTTTGGTGAGGTGAGAAGTGTACTTTTTTGGTCTTGGTGACTTTAAGTTCAACCATAAAAAAACCACAAGAATCGTGATAACCAACCAAATCTGGCACGCCAAAGGATGCCCAAGATTCCAGTCTTGTCCACTGGATTTTAGGTGTATTTTTCTTAATTAATTTCCAAAATTTAGACTCTGGTTTCACCGGAATTCCTACTTGCTAACTACTACATCTTGTACTAAATTACAAGGATGACACAAGATAAAAAACTCACAGATAAACAGAAAAAATTTGCAGAATTAGTAGTCTATAATGAAGGCCGTATGTCTCCAGCGGAGTGTGCATACGAAGCCGGGTATAAGACTAGGCCTAGACAATCAGCTTCTGAAATGCGAAATCCAAAGTATTTTCCATTGGTGGTTAGATACATTGGTGAATTAAGGGCAGAAGTTCAGGAGAAGTATGGTATAGATTTTGGTAAACACGTAGCAGAGCTGGCAAAGATAAGGAACGAGGCCCTGAAGAACAAGGCCTGGTCCGCAGCTGTAAATGCAGAAGTTGCACGTGGTAAAGCTGGTGGTTTATATGTAGATCAAAAATTAGTTATGACTAGCAACATAGATAATATGAGTTCTGATGAGATCAAAGATAGACTCAAAAGAATCCTAGATGATAACAAAGAAATTATTAATATTACCCCTGATGAAATCGAGCTAGATAATATAAAATTATCAAAAGAATAAGTCCTTGGTGCTTATTCAAAAAGCCATTTACGATATTATGTGCTCTGTCTCCGTGGCTTTTTATCAGTCTTAAAAAGTTTTTCATTTTTACTCCTTACAATACCTTGTGGGTTAGGTCCACGTACTGGTGGTATCGCCTGCCATTTTACGTTAGGCATATTCTTAGTCAAGGTTTTATTTTTCATTTATTTTTTCCATTTTAACTATACACCCTTTTGGAAATACATTTCTATCACTAAATAATTCATCGTTTTGTTCGTAACTTGCAAACGTTCTAACATTTTTATTATCTTTGTTTAATAGATAAGCGTGTGTTACCATAACAGAAGGCATAAATCCCTCTGCTGTATGTAAGTCTGCGTGCCCGGCGTCACCTGTGATATCCAACCACGTGATTTTGTAGAAGTAATATCTCTTCTTTTTAATCACAACAGATTTGTATTTTGATTTTTTAGGTTGTCTCATATTCTATCTTATACTGTATAGTGAGATTTTTGGGCAAAAAAGTTTTTAAAAAAACAAAAAAGGTCGCGCGCGTCGAATACAGTACTGTGCCAGGCTGTGCCAAGACCCTTGGCACACTATTTAGCCAGTAATACCAACGATAATAGCTCAATTTTACCCTGTGCCAAGTGTGCCAGAGGTTTTTTTTACTTTTAAAAAAATAATTTTGCTCAAATATTCTACTATACATTGGCACAATCACGTAAATTTGGCCACATTTGTGCCATTATTTATTATTTTCTTGACTCCTGGGCCTTGTATTTCAAACGTGGCGTATGGAGCCCACTGTTTACGAATCAGATTTAGTTCTAAAATCAGATTCGACCATTGTTTGGGACTTATGTTTTTCCCTACTATATTCACCTTTTTCATAATCGATACACAACTTACCCTCCAGGTGGTCCATCTCGTGTTGTATGCACCGCGCTTCTAGGTTGTAGAAGGTCTTTGTGTGATCCTCTCCTTTCTCATCTTTGTAGTTTAGAACGATTCTAAGGTATCGTTTTACCTCTCCGCGTTTACCAGGTGCTGATAGGCACCCTTCGAAGTCTGTTAAAGTTTCCTCACTATTTTTTACTATGACAGGATTAATAAATACTTTGCTGTTATCACCGCTACGTGAGCAATCCATAACAAACATACGTAATTGATAACCAACTTGTATAGCTGCCAAACCAATACCATTATTTTGGTACATAGCTTTTGTCATAAATCTTATTAATCTACTGGTCTTATCATCTAGTGGAAAAGATACAGTATTACTTACTGATCGTAAAAATACGTCAGGATATTTGACCAATTCTATATACATAGGTGCCCTCCACTCTCGCTTTGGGCACCCTTTGGCCAGTGTTCTTTCAAAGAACTCATCAACTTTGTTTATAAGTAGGTGACATAAATCTTTTTAAAGACTCAGCCTTGAGCACAATTCTTGCAGGCTCTGGTGAGTTTATTAATCTACTCTCCTGTAATTCTATTCTTCTAATTTCTTCTAGTCTACCATCCATAGTTTCAATATAGATTGGACAATCAGATATAATTGTACCCTTCTGATCGTTAGTGAATTTTCCTAGAATCTGTTGAAAGTCTCTTACTCTCATCTAATTTCCTTCCTATTACTTTTATTAATTCGTACCATTTCTTGCCCCACATTTGCCTCATTTCACCAGATGTATTCCAATATGCTTTGGCTATATTATCCAGTCTTTTTTGGTCTTGTTTTATAATACTCATCCACCCTCCTTAAAAAGTTATGTTTATATTCTTGGAACTCATTGCCTTCAATAACAAACTCCTGGTAATAATTATCTTTACTACACATCATTACAACACCTTTGGTAATTTGTGTTTTGTAAATAAAATTATGTGCCATAGCATAAGCTGCTAATTGAAGACAATAATCTTCAATCCATTCTCTTTTCTTTGGCTTGTTTGTTTGTTTGAAGTCTATGATCGCGTCCTGGCCTTTATGTATACCAACTAAATCTGTTTGGCCTGCATACAATCCAGGATAATACAAAGTACACTCTGTGCCATAATACTCTGGAACATTACAGAGTCCTTGTTCAATAACTCTAAGAGCCATATTGTGAGCTTGCTTACCCACCTCTGTTTCATCTAGATAACCTTGTTTCAAGATAAACATCTCAAGAATCTTGTGCATCGCGGTCCCTCTTGCTCCGGCCTGGTCCACGATCCGCGTCGCTTCCTCTTCGCCTTTCGACTCACGCCATCTGGCCAACGCTTCGCGCTTCTCGGCTGACTGTGTCGCTG